AGAAAACGGCAGAGATAAGACCTAGTGAATTGCTTGTCAACTTAGAAGTGTTTTTTAGTAAAGAGCTAATTGAAGAATCGCGAAAAATACTTTGCGGTGAAATAACACCAGTGGGGGTGAAGTGATGCAAACAACACACTATTGCGACGAGTACGGAGGGTTCCTACAGTACCCAACAAAAGAAGTTAAATCCAAGGAAGTTAATGTATGGATTCATGAGAGCCTCTTGGCTGCTACGCACGATTATAGCTGTACCGCTTGTCGAGAGAGGAAGGCGGTGCTGGATATGCAGACTGGAATAATGCAACCCTGTTGGCGCTGTCAAGAGGAAGGTTACAAAGTGCTGAAGGTTAGACGCAACTGGCTATTACGGTTAGTGGGGGTGAAGTGATGGACATGAAAGAGATTAAAATAAAACCGAAAAATATTATATGGTCAGACGAAAAAGATTGTGACGAAAGTTGTAGGTATAACCATGTTCGAGGGGCAAGTGGACTCGGTGAATTTTTGATTACATGGAAGGGTTGGAAAAAGTTTCCTAGTTTTGACATAGAGGGGCCACTAGAGGATTTTAATAACTTTTATGGTTGTGGTTCTTTAAATGAAGCTAAGGAAAAAGCTAATAAAATGTATGAAGAAACAATACTGGGTTGCATTGAGTCAACAGAGTTAGGTTAGCGGAGGTGAAGTGATGAGTATGTACAACTGCGGAATATGTGGAGCTTGGAAGGACAATGATTACGAACCTGCTGAGTTTATAAAAGAGAACAGCAGTGACGAAGAGTACCCAGTGTGCGAAGATTGTTTCGCTGAACATGAAGAGAATAAGAATGACTATACCCACCACGACTATGAGTCTAGTAATGAGCAGAAGTAAAGTATACACTACCTTAGCCTTCCTTATGGCAGCGTGTATGATCTATAAGGTATCCGCAGACCCTGAAGGCTATGGGTTGGATACCACCTTTTTAATCTGGGGAGTCTACATGGCCTCTGGTGTATTGTATTATATTTGGAGTGAGACATGAGAGTAATTGATGATGATGATAAGACTATAGCTGTGTTTAGGAAGCACTTTGGCTTTGGGTTTAGTAGAGAACACTACTATCCTATATTGGCAAAGCTTAGAGAGGAGTTAGCCGAAGATTCTTTCGACGAGATATTTGATGCCGTAGCTAGACACGAGACTAAACTAAACAAAGAACAGGAGAGTGATGTATGATGGATACTATGGTTATCAAAAACCCGGCAGATGATAAGCCGAGTGATCAAGAAGATTTGTTTGAAGCCGTGGCTAACTGCTCATGAGCTCTTCAACCCACGGAGGTAAAGGAGACAGGCAGCGGCCTAAAGATACAGAGAGGTTTAATACTAATTGGGATTTAATATTTAAAGGAGAAAAGAAAGATGATAAAGAAGTTGGCTACACTGCTCGGCGAGAAGCTCCTGTCTTGGATACAACAAGAGACAATAATCCTAAAGAGTAGGTTTGAATCGAGGTTCATAAAGACAGTGCGCTCAGTGGTTGTATTGGCTTGTGTGCTGACACTCATTAATGTTATAATGGTTTTAAAAGGATAGAGCACTATGAATATAATATTAGGAATGCTTGTAGGGGTGGCAGTAATTTTATGTATTAAAGTCCTGTATGAATCAGAGCTGATGATAGAGGAACTAAAGAAAGAAAGAGAAGAGGATTAAAGTTATGACTAGACGAATAGATAGTATGGATGGGGAGCAACTATACGCTTCTTGGATGAGGTACTCAGGCCCTCTAGCATTATGGCTACTCGAGATGACTGAGCCAGAACCAAGATGGCAAGACGACCTGAAGAAGGGCCCTATAATCTGTTGGGTTTGGGATAGAGAAAGAGTAAACCCTAAAAAGTATATGTATAATATAGATTCAATAAACCCTGAAACTGCTGACTACCGCGGAGGTATTCTTAGTTGGGAGTTTGCCGAGCCTGTAAGACCCCACGAAATCTACCAAGGAGGTAGCAGATGAATATATTAATAAGCGCTGAACTACTACAAGAAATGATAGAGTATGTTGAGTCAGCCGAACAGGGCTACGACGCCGAGCATGGGCTAGTGCGGAAGATCCCGCAGGTTTCACCTGACGACATGATGCCTGATCTCTATGCCACCTTAAAGACTCTAGAAGCGCGGCAACACCCAAACAGAACGGAGGACAACCGCGGCAATAAATAAAAAAGAACTTGACAGACTTAACAGACTATGCTATACTTCACCCTCAATTTTAAAACAACTTAAAAAGGAAATATCAACATGGCAATATTAGAAGGCTCAGCATACTGGGCATCAGTTTTAACACCCAACACCACTTTTGAACCGGCCTACTCGGTCAATCTGGTTGTAGACGAAGCGACTGCCGAGGACTTTAAGGCCCGAGGGTTTAATATTAAACAGATGGACGAAGGCCCTTCTATTCTTTTCAAGCGTAAAGTCGAAGGCAAAGGCGGAACAATTCGCAGCGCGCCTAAGCTCATGGATAAGTTCAAGAACCCTCTGGACGCACGGGTCGGCAATGGCTCAGCCGTTAAGGTTCAGTACAGCGAGTGGGAAACCACCAATAAGTTTGGTTCTTTTCGGGGCTTAGACTTTCAGGCTATGCAGGTCTTAAACTTAGTAGAAGTAGGGACTGAAGATGGCGCAGAGTTTGATGCCGAAGACGCAGACGACGATATGGACGGAGAACTATAGTGGGTATCATTACCGTAGACGGGACTCAGTACGAGTCCGACAACCTCTCGGCACTGGGTCAAGGCATCTTAGCTCGCCTCATCGAAGCAGACAAGCGAACAAGCGAGGCTTCGCAGACTGCCGCGATTTTTCAGGCCGCTGTGCTTCAGTTGATCATAGAGCTTAAAGATAACCATCTCTTTGACGAGGCGCTTGTCACAGAGGAAGTAACCGAGGAGTAAGCCCATTGCCTTTTGTTAAACACAAACTACCGTGTCCTGAGTGTGGCGGAAGCGACCCAGTATCTTTAAACGATAATGGGTCAGGTTGGTGCTTCAGCGGGTGTGGCTATCTGCCAAACTACGGAGCCAAAAAGGAAGAGACTTTAACCGACACTGTTATAGACTTTGAAATGCACCAAAGGAACAGTAAGATGAATGACGACGGAACTGCCGCCTTTAATGAATTGACTGACCGCAAGATAAGCTTAGCTACTGCTAAGAAGTACGGCGTCAAATCAACAATGGTTGGCGGGAAGATAGACAAGCACTACTATCCTTATTATAACGGGCATGAGTTAGCCGCTACTAAAATCCGTAAACAGAACAAGGATTTTCCGTGGACAGGGAGTCCAAAGGAAGCGGGGTTGTTTGGCGAGAACCTGTTTAAAGCCGGAGGTAAATTCATAACCCTAGTAGAAGGAGAGTGTGACGCGATGGCCGCTTATGAACTTATGGGGAGTAAGTGGCCTGTTGTTTCTTTAAAGAACGGGGCGGATGGAGGCGTCCGAGATGTAAAAGAGAACTTAGAATACCTTGAGTCTTTTGAGTCCATAGTAATTAATCTGGACAACGACAAGCCCGGAAAGGCTGCGGCTCTATTGATCGCCAAGCTCTTAACGCCGGGCAAAGCCAAGATCATGACACTGCCCGTGGACTACAAAGATGCCAACGATATGTTGCGCCAAGGTAGACACGCCGCATACGTCAGTGCTTTTTGGGATGCTAAACTCTATACGCCCTCTGGTGTATTGAATATGTCCGAGCAGCTAGAGGCTTATCAACAGCTAAGAGCCGAACGAAAACCGGCCATCCCTTATCCTTGGTCTGGTTTAAACCGCAAGCTAGAGGGCCTGAGATCCGGCGAGCTTGTTACGCTTACTGGCGGCACGGGCTTAGGAAAGTCCTCTGTTACTCGCGAGGTTGAGCATTGGTTGATTGAACACACTGACGACAATGTGGGTGTCCTAGCCCTTGAAGAGAGTTGGGCCCGTACTGCGGAGGGTATCATGGCAGTAGAGGCAAACGCCAAGCTGCATCTTGATAGCGTCAAGGCTACGTTCGCCGACGAACAACTAGACGACTACTATAAGAAAGTCTTTATGGGCGAGAACGAAGGAAGAGTGTGGGTACATGCTCATCATGGTGTCAATAACCTAGAAGAGATCTTCAGCAAGCTACGATATATGATCATAGGATTAGACTGTAAATGGGTTGTAGTTGACCACCTTCACATGCTTGTGTTATCTACTTTAGAGCACGACGAGCGCAAAGCCATTGATGGCATCATGCACCGCTTACGGACTATGGTAGAAGAGACAGGCTGTGGTATGATACTGGTGTCACACTTGAGGCGAGTCGATGGAAACAGAGGCCACGAAAACGGAATAGAGACAGGGCTATCACACTTGAGAGGCTCTCAATCTATTGCTCAGTTGAGTGATTGTGTTATTGCCTTGGAGCGAAACCAACAATCCGAAGATCACATAGAGGCATCAACCACTAAAGTTAGGGTGCTTAAGTCTAGGTACACTGGCGATGTTGGCGTAGCTTGTCATCTCTTGTATGATCATACGACAGGACGACTGCGAGAGCTAGATGACTTTGATGACTCGCAGTTTGACGGAGAGGTTATGTGAGTAAGGCGTGTTCTAGATGTGGGGAGATTAAAGCGCTTGAAGAGTTTTATAAACGCAGGCGCACTAAGGAGGGGCGCAGGTCTGAGTGTAAAGAATGTTCAAAGGCTTCTGAAAAAGAATATTACCTAGCGAACAGAGAGGCTGTTAATTCGAGGACTCAGGCGTGGGCTAGAGCCAATCCAATGAGTGCTAGGGCTCGGAGCAAGGCGTGGTACGAAGCTAACAAAGAAAGGAAGGCGGCGAAGGGCAGGGCTTGGCGCGAAGCAAACAAAGAAAGAGATCAGAATTATAATAAGGCTTGGTACGAAGAGAACAAAGAAAGATCTGCGGCACTGAGCAGGGCGTGGCGCGAAGCTAATCCCGAAAGGGTGAAGGCTAATAATAAGGCTTGGCATCAGACACACTTAGACAAGAGAAACGCGAGTGGGGCTAAGTACAGAGCCGCAAGACTACAGCGCACAGTGGCATGGTCTAACAACGAGGTAATAGAAGAGGTGTACGCCGAAGCTCGAAGGCTGTCAGAAACTACAGGCATCCAGTTTCATGTCGATCATGTTATTCCGCTTCAAGGTAAACTGGTCAGCGGCCTTCATGTTGAAACAAATTTACAGATACTTATGGCACACGATAATAGTGCTAAGTCCAACAACTTTAAAATCTAAAGGAAGAAGAGAATGGTTAACCTAGTATTCGATATAGAAGCTAACGGTTTAGACCCTACTAAGATCCACTGTATTGTGGCCCAAGACGCCTTCACCAAGGCGGTATTTAAGTTTGATAACACTCAACTAGAAGAGGGCTATAAGTTCCTTAGCTCTGCAACTAAGCTCATAGGCCATAATATTATAGGCTATGACATACCCGTCATTAAAAGGCTAGCAGGCGTGGATCTATTTGATAAGAAGATTGTAGATACTCTAGTTTTATCTCGGCTCTTTAACCCCACCCGCGAGGGGAACCACGGCTTAGAGGGATGGGGCTATCGCTTAGGCTTTAAGAAAGGTGACTTTGGAAAAGCCGAGGGTGCTTGGGAAGTCTACACGCCCGAGATGTTGAAGTATTGTAAGAATGATGTGTTGTTGAATACTAAAGTCTATGAGGCTCTTAAGATTGAGAGCCGCGGGTTTACGCCGCAGTCTGTTCAAATAGAACACGCAGTTGCTAGGATTATAGATCAACAGCGCAACAACGGCTTTGTTCTTGATGTCGAGAAAGTCATGGGCTTGATGGCTATGTTCGAAACCCTCCTGCATGATTTAGTTGAGGAGGTTCATGAGGAGTTTAAGCCTGTTATAACTACGCAGATACTTAGCCCTAAGTTTACTACCAACGGGTCATTAGCTAAGACAGCAACAGACCAACACGGAGCCGGGACAAGACTGAGTGACGAAGAGTACGAGAAACTTTTAGTAGATGAGGGCTCTAAGCCTATAGCTCGACACACCGAGACGCCCTTTAACCTTGGCTCAAGGAAACAAATAGGCGAATACTTAATCCGCTTCGGTTGGAAGCCGCAGAAGTTTACGCCCACAGGTCAGCCGATGGTAGACGAGGGGATACTTAAACGAGTTAAGAGGATTCCGCAGGCCGCCTTAATCGCCCGCTACCTTATGGTTCAGAAGCGCTTGGCACAAACTAAGAGTTGGATCAAAGAACTGAACGAAGAGACAGGCAGAGTGCATGGTTATGTTAATCCTAATGGCGCAGTGACAAGCCGCATGACTCATTCGCATCCGAACATGGCTCAAATTCCTAGTAGCACTTCGCCTTATGGCCCCGAGTGTCGTGCTTGTTGGACAGTCCCAAAAGGCTACAAGCTTGTAGGCATTGATGCCTCTGGCTTAGAACTACGAATGCTAGCACACTACTTAAACGACGAGGGCTATACTAATGAAATCCTTAACGGAGACATACATACCACTAATCAAAACCTTGCAGGGCTTGAGTCAAGAGATCAGGCTAAGACTTTCATCTATGCCCTCCTGTACGGAGCCGGAGATGCTAAGCTTGGATCAGTGGCTAAAAGAGGCAGAGCAGGTGGTAAAGGACTTAGACAACGCTTCTTTGATAACCTCCCATCATTTAAAGCTCTTACAGATCGCGTACAAAGAGAAGCAGCAAGCGGATTCATTAAAGGCTTAGATGGCCGCAAGCTCACGGTTCGCTCGGCTCACGCTGCCCTCAACACTCTTCTTCAAGGAGCAGGCGCAATAGTCATGAAGAAGGCGCTGATAATCCTTGATGATCTTATAACCTCTAAAGGACTTGATGCTAAGTTCGTAGCCAATGTCCACGACGAATGGCAGATAGAGTGCCACAAAGATCACGCAGAAGAAGTAGGAAAGCTAGGTGTACGAGCCATCAAAGAAGCAGGCTGTATGCTTGCGCTTAATTGTCCATTAGACGGCGACTATAAAGTCGGGGAGAACTGGAGTGAAACACATTAAAAACTGTATAGAATGTGGCGTAGTCTTAGAAGCACCCGTCAACTGGTGGCGTTCTTTTGTTGATAAGAAGCACTATAAATGCACTGACTGTTATAATACGCGCCGCACTGAGAATGAAGTCAAGAAGAAATATCAAGATGGCGAGCAGCCAAGTTCAAAGCTACTGGCTAAGCTCTTTAAGACTCGACACAAAGCAGAATATGACGACATCAAACACGGCTATGTCTATATCATATCTAACCCTGCGTGGCCGGGGTGGTACAAAGTGGGCATGGCACTCGACGCAAATGACAGGTGCTCTAGTTATCAAACCTCCTCGCCGCTAAGAGACTATGTAGTTAGATACTCTAAGTTCTTTGCAGATCGCCGCGAAACAGAAAAGACCGTGCATTTAAAACTTAAAGAACTTGACCTAGAGAACACAAATGAATGGTTTAAAGGGTCGCTGAGTCTGATCAAACGAACCATCCGACAGCAAAGGAGTAAGTGATGTCTAGAGTAATTGATGATGATCGTCTAGCCGAAGAGGTACTACTAGAGTGGCGCTGTGAGGGTAGCCCTCTTGAGTATTTACTTCGGGATCTAAGAAAAGAAACCCCTAACTGGTGGAATGATATAGACATGAAAAACCCAGCAACTTGGGTTGATGCGTGGGCTTGGAATTTGGGTGAGCGAGAAAGAGTCCTGATAACGCACCGCCAACATGAGCCTAACCTTGCTGGAATCCGTCTTTACTATTCGTCCACAAACCGAACTTATGTTAATGCTACACCCTTTATTAAACCGGAGAAAAATAATGCCTAAAGACCTAAACACCTTAGTACCTGACATCTAT